TCCTACGGTAGGTCCTACCACCGGTACATGGAGGTGTCAAGTCCATCGTGGCTGCATCCACAACGAGTCCACCGGCATCATGGGCCGGGTTCTTGGTTGTGTGCCAAAGCCGTCACCTGTTGGAATCGGAAGGCTAAGGATAGGCATTCGCCGCATTGTCAAAATGCTTCGGGCGCGCCGTGAGTTTGAGAGACTGTCGTATGATGAAGTTCTCGTACAGTACTCAGGCGCTAAGCGTACCAAGTATGAGACTGCAGCCCGAGAACTAGCGCAGGGCCCTGTGGAGAAGAGGGATGCGCGGGTGACCGGGTTTATCAAGGCTGAGAAGAGGAAGACGGATGACGAGAAAGACCCGCGGGTGATTCAATTCCGTACGCCAAAGTACAATTTGGAACTGGCTACGTACCTGAAGCCTATAGAGCATGCTCTTTTAGGTTATAAGGGCCCGCGCCGAGGTCTAGGAGAGCGGACCTTCGTGATTGCGAAGGGTCGTGACTCTTTTGAGCGCGCTTCGCTGATCAGACGGAAGTTTGATCAGTTTGGGGATTGTGTCTGCGTGTCCCTGGACGCGTCACGTTTTGACAAACATGTGTCAGAGGAGGCCCTTCGCCTCGAACACAGCGCCTATAATTCCATCTGGAACGACCCTTACCTTGCCCGACTGTTGTCATGGCAGGTGTCTAATAAGTGTCGGACGATGGGCGGCATCAAGTACAAGGTGAAAGGAAATCGTATGTCGGGTGATTATAATACCGGCATGGGGAATTGCCTGTTGGTCGGCGGCATGACAGAGGAGTTCATGCGTAGTCTAAGGCTGGACCGATGGGATTATTTCGCAGATTCCGATGACTGCCTGGTATTTGTGGAACGCAGGGATTTGGCCCGTTTGTTGGAGTCGGTGACACCCTTTTTCCTCGAGTTCGGACAGGAGGTGCGAATCGAGAAGGTTGCCTATGAGTATTGGGATGTGAATCACTGCCAAGCCAGTCCGCTCGCAACGGCTGGCGGGGTAAGGATGATCCGCGATTGGCGGAAGGTTGTCTCTCAAGCCTTCTGTGGGTACAATCACTACCACCAGCCTAAGGGCGGGATGCGTGTGATGAAGTCTGTGGCCCAGTGTGAATTGATCTTGAACACTGGTGTTCCCATTCTGCAACCACTCTCGCAGCGAATACTCCACCTTCTAGAAGAACAGCGATTCAGTGCGCTGGACTTGAGGGACACTGTGGTGTGGCTGGCAGCGACGGAGAGCCGGAGACGACACTTTGATTGGATGGAGCTACAGGCATGCCCGATCACGCCTGAGGCCCGTGCTTCATTCGAGAGGGTGTTTGGATTGACAGAGGAACAGCAAATCGCTTGGGAAGATTGGATTGGTGAACTCACGTTCGAAAACATTGATTTGTCTAGAATGGTCCAGGAGTTCCCGCCAGCTGACCAGTGGTATTACTAAGTACTCCATCTCCCACACGAACCAACTGACGATAAAAAGTCAGCGAGGATTGCGTTAAGCACCTCATTTATCCGGGTTGACGACTTGGTCACCTACTGGTATTGCCCATATTCGTGCCGCAAGGCTGTGATTGACCACCACAGGCTATGGCTTGGTTGACGCCAGCGATGGAACTGAGAAGGCAACAGGGCGGGGTCGGCGGACACCGTCTTGTGTAGGTCCACGTAACACCTGGTATTCCGGCGGACATGCTCAGAAGCGGAGCCAGTCGCCCACAAGTACGACCTGTTAGCAAACAGAGTTGACGCTAGTTTTTGTAGCCCATTAAAGTTGTAAGGATTGGGACCCGGCCTGTCTTAATTTGGCCGGAAAAATTGCATGGAACTAGTAAAGCCCCTGCCATAATTGAGCTTAGTTATACATTGGTACTGGGAGGTGTCAACGGGTTATCTAACACCTAGATCGAGCAACCACAG